AAGGGAATAAAAGAAATTACACCAGGTTTATAAGTTTATTATTAGCACTTAATCAATCGGATTGAGTGCTTTTTTTAATACCAAAAATCAGAAAGGCGGTGACAAAATGAATATGAAAAAGTATCGGAAAAAAGCTGTTGTAGTAGAAGCATATCAAACCGACAAAAAAATCGTTATACATACACTTGAAGGTGATATGACAGCAAGTCCCGGTGATTATATTATTACTGGTGTTAATGGTGAAAAATATCCTTGTAAACCTGACATATTTAGAAAGACTTACGAATTAGTAGAAAAATAAATAATGAGGTGACAAAATGAAAGTAAGAGTAATTACATCGTTCAACGATAAAACCGAGGGGTTTATTAACAGACCGATTAATGAAGTATTTGAATGCTCCGAGCAGAGAGCAAAGGAACTCATTGACGGTGGTTTTGCGACAGAGGTTAAGTCCAACGTTACGGAAAATAAGCCAAACGCTACGGAAAAGCCGAAAAGAAAGACAACAAAAACAGCTTAAAACGCACTTGTGAGTGACTGCACAGGTGCTTTTTTATTGTCCGAAGACGCTAAACTACGGGAGACACCGAGCAAAACTGAAACAGAGAGACACTCTATAAACTGATTACGGGAGACACCCGATAACTGAAAGGATTGATAAAATATGGCAGAAAATAACCCAACACCTACCCCCAACGAAACACAGCCGACACCGCAGGGCAACCCTGCACCTGCATTTGACTATGACAAGCTCGCAAGCCTTATTACAGGCAAGCAGAGCGTGACAGAGGACACGGTTTTAAAGTCATACTTCAAAGAGCAAGGATTGTCAGCAAATGAGATGAAACAGGCAATCGGTGCTTTCAAGGAGCAGAAAGCCAAGAACACACCCGACATTGCAAAAATGCAGGCGGCTATAGATACCGCTAACAGCGCAAAAACAACAGCGGAAATTAACCAGTCTGCTGTTTTTGAAGCAATCAAACAGGGCGTAGATGTGGCAAGCATTCCGTATGTACTCAAAATGGCGGACTTTTCGGCCGTTATAACAGACGGCAAAATCAACACAGAAAAGCTTACAGAGGCCGTTAAAAAGGTGCTTGATGATGTGCCTGCGCTAAAAAAGACCGCCGATAACAGCGCAGGTGTTCAGAAAATCGGCGGTGACGGTAACGGTACATCAGACGGTACTAAACAAAATTCAAGCGTTCCGACAAAGAAATGGAACAGATTTAATATTTAAGAAAGGACAATTTAACTATGGCAAACACAAATAACTATGCAGAGCAGTTCAGCCCGGATTTGCTCGAAATTCTTATGCAGGGCACACTTACTTCACCATTCATCACTTCAAATGTAAAATGGGTAGGTGCAAGAACATTCCATTTTACACAGATGTCAACAACAGGCTTTAAGAACCACAGCAGAGAGGGCGGTTGGAACAAAGGCAAATATACACAGACAGATGTTCCTTTCACTTGCGAGCACGACAGAGATATTGAGTTCCTTGTTGATAAGGCAGATGTTGACGAAACTAACGCAACCGCTAAGGTTGAGAATATTTCAAAGGTGTTTGAGCAGACACAGGTTGCACCCGAAACAGACGCACTTTTCTTCTCAAAGGTTGCCGCAAAGGCGCAGGCAACAGACGGCTATCATTCAGCTACCAAGTCAACCGAATGGACCAAAGCAAGCGCTTACTCAAAGCTCAAGACTATTCTTTCAGCCGGCAAGCTCCGCAGATATAAAGCAAGAGGTACGCTTGTTGCTTATGTAACATCAAACATTATGGATTGCCTTGAGCAGTCAACAGAATTCACTCGCAAGATTGAGCTTACCCAGATTGCCGAGGGCGGTATGGGAATTGAAACAAGAGTAACCGAGATTGACGGCTGCCCTGTTATCGAGGTCATTGATGATGAGCGTTTCTATGACAGTTTCAACTTCAATCCTGCCAACGGTGGTTTTGAACCTGCCACAGGCGGTCACAAAATCAATGTTCTTGTCGCTTGTGGCGATACCTGCAAGACTGTACCGAAGATTTCAAGTATTTACTTCTTTGCACCGGGGGCACATACAGAGGGCGACGGTTGGCTCTATCAGAACCGTACACTTTCCGATACATTTGTTTTCCCTAACGGCAAAGACGGCAAGATTGACAGTATTTATGTTGATGTTGACACAACGGAGGTTGCGTAATGTATGCCAATTACATTGAACAGCAGGGCGGAGATGAAAACAGCATTATCTCCGCCGAACACATTGATGTTCTGACTTTTAACCGCATTGATTTTGAAAAACTTTCGGAAATGCAGAAGAGAATCATCAGCAGAGTGCATAGTAGACTTACTGCTTTTGAAGAAGAAAATGCCGATATGATTTCTTCCTATCTGAAAAATTACAACATCAACGGTGTGGGGATGGAGTTTGGCGCAAGTTGGAATTTGATGTGCATAAGCGGCGTGGCAATTCCTGCGGACCTCTACTCTCTGCTTAAATCAACAGGGCTTTGTTATCCTGCAATATGAGGTGATATGTTTTGAAATTTCCGTCACTTGTAAAAAAGCAGTTCTGTAAAACTCCTGTCGAGGTCACAATCTACGGTGAGGGAATAACCGAGGACGGCTCTCCTGTTGTTGCTTTCCGCTGCGGAGAAATATACCCGTCAGACACCTTATTGCCGAACACTAATTTGTTTGCGGGTAATGCTCATTGCAATATGCAGTCAAAAGCAAAGACCATATACACAAAAGAACAGAAAATCGTGCAGGTGTCTGCAGTGCTGCTTTTTGACGGTGACATTGCTCCCGACAGCCCCACTTTGAGCGCAGGCTTTGTAGTGCTTGACGGAGTAAAGCGTAACATCGTACAAGGCATTAAACACCGCAACCCTGACGGTACAGTGAATTATACGGAATTGGATGTGATTTAATGGGGTTTTCGGTAACATCAAAAATCAAGCTGAATTTGCCTGTACTAAAACAGCTTGATACAGCACAGCAAACGGCATTGCGTAAAACGACAGACGCATTGCTCACGCAGATAAAGAACACGCAGGTTATGCCGTTTGATACAGGTAATTTGCAGAACGAAAGCACCTTTGCCGATTACGCAAATCTTGCCGAGGGCGAAACAAAAATCGTATCGAGTACACCGTATGCCAGACGGTTGTATTTTCATCCCGAATATAAATTCCACCACGCCGTGTGGGTTGACAAGGACGGTAAAAAACACGGTGCAAACAAGAATGCTGGCGGCAAGTGGCTTGCACCTTGGCTCAAGGGCGGTACACGACAAAACTTTTGTCAAAAGGCATTTGCTCGATTTTACAAACAGGAGGCAGGACTTTGATTTATTTATCTGACATAAGGGACTTTTTAAAGACTGTCTTTAAAGCAGAGCATTACTACATCGGTAAACTCGATAACAAACAAGATAAGTCCCTCGGTGTGTACTCTCTCAAGCAGTCGGGTGCGCCTGTAAGGGCGATTGGTGACGAGAGTACATACAACACAATCAGCGTGTCTTTACTCTTGCATTGGAACAACAACGCAAATGAAACAGAGCGACAGGCACACAATTTATTTGAAACGCTTTACAGTGTAAAAGATGTTGAAATCAACAAACACACAATTTATATTATTGAACTGCTCACACCCGAGCCTGTCGATGTAGGCACAGACGACAAGGGCGTTTATGAGCAAGTCATTGAAGTTAAATTTTATTATGAAAGGATGTAAATAATCATGGCAGTATCAAGTGGAGTTTATCCATGTTATGAAAATCAGTTTGCGGTAGGTAAGACAGGTACAGACACCGCCACAACTCCAATTGCAAATTGCGATGAGTTCTCGGTGGCATTTGATAACGGCGTTGAGGAATGGACAGCATTTGAGAACGAGGGTTGGAAGTCAAGACTTATGACAGCCAAGAGCGTTACAATCTCTGTAAAGGGCAAGCGTACAATCGGTGACGCAGGCAACGATGAAATCGCAGAGCTTGCGTTTAAGAACGGCACAGCCGCACAGCTTCCGTTTAAGTGGACTTTCCCGAACGGTGCAAGCGTACTCTTCAAGAATGCGGTTATCTCTGTAACAGCAAACGGTGCAGGCGCAAGCACAGGTGTTGCACCTCTTGAATTTGAGGTTATGTCAAACGGCAAGCCCGAATACACACCGACAGCCTAAGGAGGTATAAAGAATGTCAAAAATTATTGATATTACAAACAAACTTAATTTTGATGAAAGACCTAAGCTCGTAATTAAGGGCACTGAAATTGAGGTCAACAACGACGCAATTTCTTTTATCAAGGCTATTGCTCTTTTCGACAGCGAGAACGATATATCAAGCTCTGACATTTTATCTGCGCTTGAGCTTCTCTTTGACGAGGAGAACAGAGAAAAGATTGCAAAACTTCATCTCTCGTTTGCCGACCTCTCAACTGTTATTAAGACAGCAACAGAGCTTATCGCAGACAATGACAGCGAGGGGGAAATTCAGACCCCGGCTACGACTTAATAGATGATTTCGATTTAATCGTATCGAGCTTTAAGTCAGAGTACGGGGTGAGCATTTACTCCGAAGATTTTAAAAAGATGACTTGGGCGGAGTTCAGCTCCCTGCTGTGTGGCTTGGGAGCTGACACGCCTCTTGCAAAAACGGCTCAAATTCGCCTTGA